TTAATATTTGACCTTTACAAATGTTCTGATTATCTCATAAAAAAAACATGAAAAAAGGTTTGATACGATGTGTATGGTATCAAACCTGTGCTTTAAAAAATGGTGGGCATTAGATGTGTCTAAACTAACACTTCGATTTGATAAATAGAACGAAACATCTATCTTATCGTCATAAACAACCACTTTCTTCACCAATGCTTCAATTATATCCTTATGATCGAGTGATGAAGCATGGGCAAACCACTTTTTAAGAGTTTCATGATCCAATGCTGATGGTTTCAGTGATTCTTTCAATGTCAGTTCATTCAACAAAGATTTCAACCTATCTTCCAAGGATATCAGTTCCGTTTTTGTGGATGCTGTAATGATACCTTGTTTGATTGCAGTCACTACATTATCAATCTCACTCTTTGTTTTCCTTATTTCAGATTGGATGTGTTTTATCATGGTATCGATGGAACCAAAACTCTCATTATAGACTTTAATTGAGTAATCGATCCACTCATCAAGGTGAGGGCTATTGACAATTTGTTCGGTTGCAATGCTGACTACAAGAGCCTCAAGTTTTTCTTTAGGCTCATTTTTCTTATCACACTTGCATCGATAGTAGTGAAACTTCCTACCTGATTTGCCAGTGCCTGAATAACCTGCCATTGGCTTACCACACAAGCCACAAAAGAGTTTCCCGGTCAATAGATACTCGACATCGGATCGTACTCTTCTACGGTTCTTAGCCTTTTTTATGCGTCCTTGCACTTGATTAAATAAGTGATCATCAATGATAGGTGGAACAAAATTGGGATGTTCTATACCTTTATATATGAACGTTCCAATGTATCTCTTGTTCCGAAGTATCTTCATGATGTGCTGCATCATAAACGGCTTGTCATTCACATTAAAGATACCGTTTGAAGTTAGGAATAAAATGATGTCGTTTGCTGTATGACCTTCAGCGTACATCTCAAATATCTTAACTACAAATGGTGCTGTTGCATCATCAATGAGATACTTTTTATTGATCAATTTATATCCGTATGTGATGGATCCACCTACCATGAGTCCACGTTGAACATTCTTGTCAAGTCCTGCGTTGACACGTTCGGATAGTATTCTAGAGTACTGTTCATTGTTCAAACGAGTAACGGCTTTGATTAAGGCAGCCGAAAAATAGTCATCGGGAATAGACTCGGTTGCTGACAATCTCTTAACGCCATTGGCATTTAGCAATCTCTCAAATCGAATATCATCATATTCATCACGTGCAAAACGATCCAATTTATAAACGATAACGAAATCAAATCTCTTGAGGTATGAATCCTCAATCATTTTTTGGAATCCAGGCCGATTGGTGTTTGTTCCAGTTAAGCCTCGATCGATATAGGTATCAACGACAATCAAATCACGTGATGATGCGTACGCCTTACATATATCAATCTGAGTATCGATTGATTGGTCATTTTGTCCGGTAGATGAATAGCGTGCATATATAACTGCCCTATTCATGTTTTGGTGCAAAGCGATGGATGAAAATCCGTGACACTGGATATATAATTATGACAGAAACAAACTGAAGCGAAGTCATCCATTCTGGCATTTGGGGGAACCATACTGTAATCGAGCCAAGCATGAATGACGCAAAACACAAGAATAAAAACAACTCAATAAAGAAGGTTCTTTTGAACTGTTTACTGGCCACATAAAAGACAATAGGGAGAATGAGCGTTCCTATGAACTCAAACATACATATACCTCACTTATGTATTTTTCAGATACTTGGCGAATTTCAACAATTCGTCTTTTTTATGTTGATCCAACGATTTGACAATTTCCATCAATTCCGAATCTACATTGATGACGGTTGATTCAGTTCCAAAAGCAAGGTATTCAACCGTTGTTTTCAGATACTCAGCAATCTTTTGAATCATCTCTAAAGGCATTCTTTCAGTCCGTCTCTTAAAAAGCGAATTGAGAGTGTGGTAAGAGATATTCAAATCTTCACACATTTGTTTTCTGGTCACCATGTTCTTTGACAACAAAATACTGATTCTGTCATAAAAGTCCATACGCATACCTACCTTTCACAAACATTATATCAATAAATAAGCGAAATGCACAATAAATTGTTTAAAATGTGAAAATTATGCTTGACAAATAGTCGAAATGCACTATAATAAAAGTAAGCAGTAGGCGAAACGCACTACGGAAGGGGGTTATTGAGATGCCTAAGATTAAAAAAAGAAGTACAAGCACATTCAAGTTTCCAATGCTACGTAAAGAAATGCAAAACAAAGGATACACCATCGAATCTCTTGCGGTGACGGTTGGCATATCTACAAGCTCGATGCGAAACAAGATGAATGGCACCACAGGGTTTTATTTGGATGAAACAAAATTGATATCAAGGCTGCTAGACAAGGATATTGATTATTTATTCAAAGACGAGTTCTAAGGTAATGCGTATGGATAAGATGACATCCGATGTTGGAATGAACACAAATGCAATATTGTCTATTTGTAAAAAGGCAATCGAATTGCAAAACAAGGAGAACGAATCAAATGCCCAAGTACACAATGAAGAAACTATCAATGATTGATGTCGGTGATCACGTGAAAACCGAGAATAGCAAGTCATATCGACAGGTGGTTAGGATAGATAAATATCCGGAACTTCAAAGTGTACTTTTTTATTTCGATTTACCACCTATGAAACGCAATACAGCATTCTTTTGTAGAAGACTTGATCGACAAATCAAAGTGAGGTTAGAAGCGTGAATCCATCATTCAAAGAATACAAGGTGTGGTGTAAAAACACAGGCAACAAAGAAGGAAGAGCAACATCGTTAAAAGAGTTCATCGAAAAAGTTGAACAGGGTAAGTTGGTCAAGTGTGATTGTTGTGGTGAGTACGTGGATGAGGTTCATACATTTCGTGCACGATACGATCACGATAGAACCATATGTGAGGGTTGCAGCAACGATGGAAACTAAAGGAGGTGAAACAATGGAAAAAAGAATGACTTTGCATGATTATGATGTGCATCAAGAGAACACCAAGCCTATCTCGGAGATTGCTAAAAGAGTATTAACTCATTTGGAAATATCTCACATGGGTAAGCAAAACGGTGTCAGTAGAGAAAATCTCGAATTATCACTAGACATTTCAGGTCGTGAAATTCGGAGATGTATCATAGAGATCATCGAAAAAACAGATGTGGTAATTGGCAACGATAACGGCTACTACATTTGCATTACCGATGAAGAGATTCAAAGAGCAAACGAACTTGAGACGAAACGGATCAAGACCAGTTTGAAACGGATTGCATCAAATGGCACTGACAACCTTGAGTGGGTTCATGCGTTTGTTCAATCATTAAGAAAAACAAACAAGAAGCATCCTGATGGTCAACTGAACATCAAAGAGGAAGTTGAAACATACAAAAAAGGCACCGTCTGAGAAACGTAATGTGCCTTTGGATAGAGAACTTGTTTTCGCTATCTATCTTTATCTTAACACAAGGAGGGATACCATTCAACCGATAAATCAACTAAGTAAAGACGAGATATTGAAATTACACGCAAGTGGCCACCTTAAATGGTGTCCTGGATGTCAAAAGTATCACTGGGGTGAAAACAAACATTTCCCTTATTACAACATATCATTATGCACACAGTGCAAAAAGGAGAAAAAGAATGGAACAAAATAACGTCATTGTATTACAAACCGAGCCTGTCATCGAGTATTCCAAATTGGAAGAAATCTCAAAAGACGTGGTAGCAAGAATTGATCAACTTGAACTTGACAAGATTGAAGCCAATGAAGACACAATCAAGCAACTCAAGGATATTCGTGCAGCACTTAACAAGGAAAGCACATTGTATGAGGGTTCAAGAAAAACAATCAAGCAATTGATTCTTGCACCATATGAGAAGTTTGAAACATCCTACAAAGATTTGATCCTCAATCGTTACAAGGATGCTGATGCCTTACTGAAGTCCAAGATTGATGAAGTCGAAAGCAAAATCAAAGCTGAACGAACACTTGAAATCAAGACCTATTTCAAAGAAGTATGTGAAGCATATGCTGTTGACTTCGTAACCTATGAACAAGCACAAATCAATGTCACCTTGTCAGCATCAACCAAATCACTCAAAGATGCCGTATTGAAGTTTGTTCAGCAAATCGACAGTGACATCCAAGTCATCGTATCAGATGAAAATAGAGATGAAATCATGGTGGTCTATCGTAGAACACTGAATCTCTCACAGTCGGTCACTCAAGTTCGAAACGACATCAAAGCAAGAGAAGCACTCAAGAAACAACGTGAGGAAGCACAAAGTACATATGTGCCAACACAAACGATTTCGCCACAAACGACAGCACCACAAAAAGAGGTTGAACAACCATCTATCGATCCATCGTTGGATGAAGTGCTTGAAGTAACATTCACAGTTAGTTCAACAAGAAGAAAAATAAGATCCCTGAAGGCGTTCATTGAAGCCAACGGCATCACCATAGTTGAATAGGAGGAAAAACATGGTCACCGGGAAACAAGAAGCAAAAGAAGTTATCCAAGAAAAAAATGCAATCGCATACCAAGAGGTGCTTGCACCAATCGAGTATGACGTGGATGGCAACAAGATTAAGTTGACACCACAAATCGTCAAGCAATTCATCACAAACGGTGTTGACGTATCCATCCAAGAATACAAGTTGTTTGCTGAACTTTGTAAGGTGAGAAAACTGAATCCATTCTTGAGAGAAGCTTACCTCATCAAGTATTCACAAACATTGCCTGCACAAATCGTTGTCGGTAAAGATGCCATCCTAAAGCGTGCTGTATTGCATCCTGAATTTGATGGTAGAAAACAAGGTGTTATCGTGATCACGGAAAAAGGTGAAACAGTTCATCGCACCGGCTCATTCAAACTTCCATCAGATACATTGGTTGGTGGATGGGCAACAGTCTATCGCAAGGATTGGAAATATCCTGTCGAGGTTACAGTGTCCTTTGATGAAGTGAAGCAAACCAAAGGATCGAATGGTGAAGCAAATTCAAACTGGGCTTCTAAGGGTGGCACGATGGTTGAAAAAGTGGCTTTGGTAAGAGCACTTAGAGAAGCATTTGTTGAAGATTTAGGTGGTCTTATTGAAGAGAATGAGGCATGGGAAGTTTCACAAAAATCTGATAAACCTGACCGTGTTATCATTACTCAAAACGAAGTACTCGACAATCCTGAGGTTCCAAAGACGGACGAGCCTCAAAAGAAAACAAGTCTAAAGGATGTATAAGGTTTTATCATCAGGCTCCTCAGGGAATGCAGTGATCTACTTCAACAAGGTGTTAGTTGATTGTGGAGTCTCATTCAAGACGTTTGCAGGGTTGCACAAGCAGTTAAGTGCAATCCTGCTCACTCATGAGCATGGTGACCATATTAAAGGCGACACCATCCGTAAGATTGCAATTGCAAATCCATCCGTCAAAATATTTACACCAGAGTACATGGTTCACAAAGTCAAACCATTCGTCAAATCATATCAAATTCAAGTGATTGAAATTGGTAAAGTCTATCATCACAATGGCATCACATTTAGCCCGGTTCAGTTGTATCACAATGTTCCGAACATTGGATGGCGTATCATGAAGGATAACTTCAAAATCTTCCATGCAACCGATACGGTTACATTAGATGGCATCTCAGCAAAAGGGTATGATTTATACTCACTAGAGTTTAATTTCGATGCTGAGACCATTGATCAAGTCATCCATGAAAAAGAGATGTTAGGTGTCTATGTCTATGAGAGAGAGGCGAAACTCAATCATCTGTCATGGCAAAAAGCACAAGAGTTCTTTGAAGCAAATCGTAGTGAAAAAAGCGAGTTAGTCAAGTTGCATATTTCATCTAGATATAAGGAAGTGACCATATGAGTAGATTCGTGGCAAGTGGTGTCTATGACTGGCGTGACGAACGTGGCAACACCATCGTATCATTCATCGTATCACCTGAGAACAGCCAAGCAGCACATATGGCAGTCCAAGAGATGAAGCCAAAAGAACTGATTGAGGTTGTATCAAAGGAAAACAAAGAGTCTAGAACACTCAAACAAAACAAGCTCTTATGGGCGTTGATAACAAGAATTAGCGATGTAACCAATGGATCACATACGCAAGAGGATAGAGAAAACATTTATGGATTCTTACTCAAAAAAGCCAATGTACTCTATGTTGATCTCGCTGCGATACCGGAGGCTCAGGAATCGCTTGAAAATCAGTTTAGAGCCGTTATTAAGTTAAGTCGGACATTTACTAGCGAAAAAGGTAAAACAATGCAAGGTTTCAGATGTTTCATTGGTTCATCACAATTCAACACAAAGGAAATGAAAGAATTGATTGATGTCGCTTTGGATCATGCTGAATCATTAGGAATAACAGATAGTGAGTTGAAATCACTTGAAGATGAATATATGAGAGGTCGCCATGAAGAGTAAAAGAACAAAGGCAACAGGTGTCACACCTAAAGTTCGCAAGATGGTTATGGAACGTGACAAGAGATGTGTTGTATGTGGCTCATCGAACTTTTTATCAGTAGCACACGTTCACATCAATCGTTCTCATGGTGGATTAGGGGTGCCTGAAAACCTATGTGTATTATGTGCACATTGTCATACCAATCTTGACAATGGTTTGGAAAAATACACAGCACCTATCAAAAGACAAATCTTATCATACATGGGAAGACTTTATCCAGGCGTTACAGTTGATACGTTGAAATTCAAAAAAGCAATCATGACAATTCATGAAGAGGAGGCTTGAAATGAGCGAAACCTTAACACCAATTCAAAAGGTATTAGAATCAGCAATACGAAAAGAAAACAACGGAGTCATTTCACTTCGCATAGGTTATCTAGCAAGAGTTTATGTCGGTGTTGATCCGTTTTATAGAAGAAAATACAGCATCAGAGACAAGTACCACACCGTCTATGGTTCATCCGATGTTGAGGTGGTTGCAAAGGCTGTTCAATTCCTAAAGGAGCATGGCTATGATCAATAAGGTTATTTTAGTTGGAAGAATCACCAAGGATCCTGAACTTAAGAGTACACAAAGCAATATCGCTGTTGTCACATTCACGATTGCTGTCAATCGGCAATTCAAAGATGACGGTGGTGAAAAACAAGCTGACTTCATCCAATGTGTTGTGTGGCGTAAACAGGCTGAAAACTTAGCCAAATACTGTTTTAAGGGTTCTTTAATTGGGATTGATGGAAGGATTCAAACTCGTCAATATGAAGGCTCTGATGGCATGAAATACGTCACTGAGGTTGTATGTGATTCTATTCAGTTTTTAGAAGCCAAAAGAGAAACACAGCCTCAAGAGAATGATGAATTGAAACCTCAAGATTTTATGGTGAAAAAAGAAACATACAATGTCGATCCTGAAGATTTACCGTTTTGAGGAATGAGAACATGAAGAAAACAAAAAGTCCATCATTCTCATTCTACTCGGCTGATTTCCTTGTTGGAACTATGATGATGACTGATAAGCAGGTAGGCCAATACATACGCTTACTTTGCTATCAGCATCAATCAAGTGAAGGCAAGATTACTGAAGATGTGATGTTGTCGATCACAAAAAAACATGATCCGGTTGTCTGGGATAAGTTTCAAAAAGATGATGACGGTATGTATTACAACGAACGTTTACTAGATGAAATCCAAAAGAGAGTTGAGTATGTTGAGGTGCGTAGAGATAACGCTTTGAAACGTTGGAATAAAGAAATAAAAGATGCAAGTGCAATACAAGTGCAATGCAAAAGCAATACAAATGCAATGCTTTTAGAAGATGATAACAAAGATATTGTTTTTAATGACAAAAAGGTTGTTAAGGATACTAGATACTTTGATGATGATGAACTTAATAAAACATTCTTAGATTTCATGAAAATGAGGAAGTCATTAAAGAATGGTGCAATGACAGATCGTGCTATCAAAATGATGATTAACAAACTTAATACGCATGAAATTGAAATTGCAATCAAGATGCTTGAACAGTCAATTCTTAACAACTGGAAAGATGTATTTGACTTAAAGGAATCACATACCACATATCAAAGACCGAAAGGAATGACCACAGTATGAAACAAGCACATGAGTTATATCAATCGCTAGTCGATGTTAAAGCACCAACGGATCAACTAAGATGTGAAATCTTTAATGAGACTGAAGGTTCAATGAATAAGGTTGATGGCATCAATTGTGATATCTGTCGAAACAAAGGGTTTATATACATCATCAAAAACAACGAGATAGTAACAAAAGATTGTGATTGTTTAAGACAACGTAAAATCATGCGAATGATCATCAATAGTGGCCTTAAAGAGGATTTTGAAAAGATGACAATGGCATCATATCAAGGCAAAGAAAAGTGGCAAAAAGTGGTAAAAGACATTGCTGCCGATTATATCAAGAATCATCAATCAAAATGGTTTGTCATTTCAGGTCAAGTTGGAAGTGGTAAAACACACATTTGCACAGCAATCTCTGGCGAACTCATCAAGCAAGGCTATGAATTCAAATACTTTGCATACGCTAGGGAAATGCCTAGACTTCAAAAAAGAATGAAGAGTGGTTACATGGATGTCAAAGAAGAGGCTGAACGTGAGATGGAACGTCTCATGAGATGCAAGGTGCTATACATTGACGACTTCATGAAAACCAAAGATATTGATAATCTATTTGAACTCATAGACTATCGGTACTCACAAAGTGACTTGATCACAATTATCTCAACCGAAAAGAATCATAACGAGATGGCAAACATTGATGAAGCGATTGCATCAAGACTTGTTGAACGAAGTGGTAAATACTGGGTTAGCGTTGGTAAAGAAACAGGAAGAGACCAGAGGCTAAATCATGAACGTAAAGATTGAATTGCCACTAGATGAGATCATCAAAGACTATCAAAGGGGAATGTCATTACGAACGCTTGAGGTCAAGTATTGTGTGTCTAGGGAAGTTATTCGCAAAAGACTCAAAGAAAAAAGCATCAGCAAAAATACAACACAGTTTTTATACGAAGTGAATCAAGCTTTATTCACTAGCACAAACAAAAAGGAAATTGCCAATAAAGTCGGTTGTAGTGTTGCAACTGTCTATAATGCAATAAAAAAAGGTGGATCACATGAATCTATTTGACTTCCATATCGAAGCAACCAAGTTAAAACAACCTGTAAGACTGTTTGAAGCCTTTGCAGGTATTGGCACACAAGCGATGGCACTCAAACGCTTGGGCATCGAAACCATCCATGTCGGTATCAGTGAGATTGACAAGTATGCGATTCAATCATATATGGCAATTCATGGTGATGTTCAAAACTATGGTGACATCACCAAGATGGAAGAAATACCATCATGTGATATATTCACTTGGTCATTTCCTTGCACCGACTTATCGAAAGCAGGTAAGCAAAAAGGATTGAGCAACACTCGTTCTGGGTTGGCATACGAAGTTATCCGACTACTTCAAGTATCCGAGAAACCAAGAGTGCTACTCATGGAGAATGTGCCTGACTTACTGTCTGACAAGTTCAAGGATGGATGGCGTGAAATATACCTTGAGATTGAGAAAATGGGCTACACGAACTATGTCGATGTTCTAAACGCCAAAGACTATGGTGTCGCACAAAATCGTGATCGAGTGTTCATGGTATCGGTGTTGGATGGCTCATATGAGTTTCCATCAACCATCAAGCTTGAGAAGAGATTGAAAGATTATCTCGAACCAGTGGTGGATGAGAAATACTATCTCACTGATAAGATGCTTCAGTATGTTACAGGAACATCGAACGGATGGGATAGACAATTTAGACCACTTGATGAACAAAGCAAACACTCTCACACAATTACAGCAAGAGAAGGAAATGTTGCTGAAAGTACATATATCAAGGGTGAGTTGCAACAAGTAGCACAACTTATTGGGAAAGGTGTTACCGAGAGTACAGGTAGAGTATATTCATCAGATGGAATATCACCGACAATTCAAACATTACAGGGTGGCAATAGAGAACCAAAAATCATAGATTCAGTCAACAAAATTGGTCAAACAGATGATCACCAAAAAGGTGGAGTATATGACTTAAATGGACTTTCACCAACAATTCTTGAAACACACTACAAACAGCCGGTTCAAATTGTAGTAAGCAAAAATGATGAGCAAATGATTGACGAGAACGGTAATGTCAAACGATACATCAACAGTAATGTAGTGGATGAGTTTAATGATGGTGATTGTGCAGACTTATCATTTCCAAACGGTTACAACAAAGCAAAGAGAGTGACAAATGGATATTCTCAAGCAATCACTTGTGCAACTGTTAAGAATCTTGTTACAAAAAACGAACTACGCATCCGTAAACTCACACCACTCGAATGTTGGAGGCTCATGGGCATCTCGGATGATGACTACTACAAGGCATCTACAGTGTGTAGCAACTCGCAACTTTACAAGCAAGCAGGCAACGCAATCGTGGTTGATGTGCTGATGGCACTATTTAGAAATCTATTTGAGGTGGATTATGGTAATTAACAATGATGCGTTACTAGGGTTAAGTCAACTAGAATCTCAATCAGTCGATTGTATCATAACATCACCACCGTATTTTCAATTAAGAAACTATCATATTGATGGCCAAATAGGGTTAGAAACAACACCTAAAGAGTATATTGATAAACTCGTTGCTGTATTTGATGAGGCAAAAAGAGTTCTAAAAGATACTGGTTCCTTATGGATTGTGATTTCAGATACATATGCAGGTGATAAACAAGGAAAAACTGATGAAAAGCTTGCGTACATACCTAAACAAATGATCAATAAAAAACCGGGAACCATACCAAGAAAATCATTGATGATGATCCCATCAAGATTGGCAATAGAAATGATTGATCGTGGATGGGTTTTAAGAAACAAAATCATTTGGCACAAACCTAACGCTATGCCATCAAGCGTGAAGGATAGATTCACAGTAGATTACGAAGAGGTATTCTTCTTTACAAAATCCAAAACATACTTCTTCAATCAACCAAAAGAAAAAATGAAAACACTTGATTCAGGAACAGTAAGAGGATCCAAGGCAGCATTGAAAGTTTTGAACAAAGGCTTGAGAATCCTCAATGAATATAATCGCACCATCTCAGACAGCAAACAATCACAAGTGGGGAGAGGTGATTATACAGGAATCAATGAAAGATATGTGCATCCTGAAAACCTCATGAGGAACAAACGCACAGTTTGGTCAATATCGACTGAATCAAGTAGTATCGAACATTTTGCAATGTTTCCTAGAGAATTGGTAGAAACCATGATGGAAGCCGGGTGTCCTAAAAATGGTGTAGTACTTGATCCATTCTTAGGAAGTGGAACAAATTGCATTATAGCAAAACAAACAGGTAGATCGTATGTAGGCATTGAACTCAATCCGGAATATGCAAAGATAGCTGAGAAAAGATTGAGTGAAATAAGCACAGTTCAATTAAGTATCTTTTAGGGGAAAATATATGGAACGAAACAAGATATATCACGGCAACAATCTTGACATCATCAAAACATTCGAGTCAAACAGTATCGACAGCATCGTGACTGATCCGCCATACGGACTTGGCAAAGAGCCAAACGCACTCGAAGTATTGTCATCATGGATCACAACAGGATATCACGAAATCAAAGGTAAAGGGTTCATGGGCAAGGAATGGGATTCATTCGTTCCACAGCCAGTGTTCTGGAAAGAATGTTTGAGAGTGTTGAAGCCAGGTGGACACTTGCTATCATTTGCAGGAACTCGCACATACGATTGGATAGTCATGGGCTTACGCATAGCAGGGTTTGAGATAAGAGACCAAATTGCATGGCTCTACGGTAGTGGGTTTCCTAAATCGCATGACATCAGCAAGGCTATTGATAAGTCAATGGGTGCAGAGCGTGAAGTGGTTGGAAATGGTAACAGTGGAAAATCAAGAAATGTGCTAAATGCCTCAAATTACCCTGAAACATTTGGTGGCGAGTTTAACATCACAGCACCATCAACTGATGAAGCCAAACAGTGGCAAGGTTGGGGAACAGCACTCAAACCTGCGTTAGAGCCTATCGTGATGGCTCGTAAGCCGTTAGATGGCACAGTGGCGAACAACGTCTTAAAGCATGGCGTGGGTGGGATAAACATTGATGGGTGTAGGGTTGGAACGGAAGAGTTGACTTATGAAAAAGTGAGTTCAATGGGCAAAACAGGTGAGTTTAGTGGGCAAGGATTAACAAGACAAAATGGAGGTCTTGTATCTATGGGTGAAGTAACAGTCAACGGTCGTTTCCCAGCCAACGTCATACACGATGGTAGTGATGAGGTAATAAGCAAGTTTCCTAACACTGAAGCAGGTGGAAGTATCTCTAAAGCCTACGAAGATAAAGCATCGTTGTATGGTGACTACAAACAAAAACAACCATTTGAGAGTTATGAAGATACAGGATCAGCTTCACGCTTCTTCTACACAGCCAAATCATCACAAAGTGAACGCAACTTCGGTTTGAGTGGGTTTGAGGATAGAGAGATAGAAACCGATCATCCAAGAACCAATAAACCAGACATAGCGTATCAAAGGGCTTCCACTGCACGCAAAAACATCCATCCAACAGTCAAACCTATTGACCTCATGCGATACCTCGTAAGGTTAGTAACGCCTAAAGGTGGCTTATGCCTTGATCCGTTTATGGGTAGTGGCACAACAGCAATAGCGTGTAAGGCAGAGAAGATTGACTATATCGGTTGTGAGATGGAACAAGATTACTTGAAGATCGCTGAGGCGAGAATCAAAGCAGAAGTCGTTATGTATGACATATTCGATTTCTTATAAGGAGAAAGCAATGAACAAGCATGAAGTAAAATGGCAAGGTAAAAGTATTTGTGAAGATGATATAGAGTTGACTGACACGATTATACATAAAGGCGATTTGGTAACAGGTTATTTAATTTATTACGATAAAACCCCTTATATTGTAGGCGATTTAGTTGAAGTAGATGAAAGCAAAATTACACTTGAATATTGGATACCTGTATCTCAAAACTCGTTAGTTAATTTATCACAAAAAGCAACCGAGAAAGAACTCGAACGGTTGCAGAACGAACTCGCCAACATCAGCGTCTATTCACTCGACAAGGAAACCATCACAATGCCGAAAAGCCAGTATGACAAGTTTGAGCGTGAGTTGATGGCGTTGCAGAAGAACGAAAAGATATTGGTTAGAATGTTGGAAATACAACAACACTACACTAAAAATAATTTTGGTGTAAAACATGATAGAGAATATAACGAATTAAGAGAAAGTTATAATTGGGGTGATAAAAAATGAAAGAAGTGTATATCATAATGAGCCCAGAGGGTGGCATAGGTCTTGATATTTCAACAAATAGGGGTAAATGTTATACCGATTTAGAAGAAGCAACAAGACAATTAGAAGCCAAAAATAAATGGTCGATGATTAAAGGTTATGGCGTGTATGAACTTATAACATTGCAAGTAATCAATAACAAGGAGTGATGAGAAATGACAACACTTGAAGCGTTAAGAGAAATACAACACGAACTCATGCAAAGACATAGCGATATGTATGCTGATGGTTGCGATAAACAATCAATGGATATGCTAACGAGTGACATCAAAGAAAGGTTTGAATTGATTGCAAAAGCCCTCACACCACCAACAGCAGATGAAGTTTGTGAGGCTTTGGGGAAACACCTCAATAGAACCGTAAAGATTGGCACAAACATGACATTCTACTATACCGAAGAAAGACAACATTATGGAGAATGTGATGAAATTATTTGTGGCTATGGTTGGGAGTGGGAGTATAGAACTATATCATTTGAAATTGACTTAACTCCACCACTCATCACACTCATTGGTCGCTTCTATCAAGGGGTAGGGAAATGAAACGACTTTGGCTTAACTTCAATTTTAATAAAAATATGTTTGCGTTAGGGTTTGGGGTTCAAAGAAGTTTTACATACAAAGAAGTTTATACGGCAGATGGCTTGCAAATCGACCACTTCGCAGAGGATAGACACATAACAACAATATCTTTGATACTTATGTTTTGGTCGATTTCGTTAGACATCAAAGGAAGAAAGGTGAAAGTAAATGATTGAAGTAATCACACCGCAAATGTTACAAGAAGCACAAACGGTCATCTTTAAGTGGTTTGTTCAACAAAACACAAAAGACTTAAAGAAACCAATCACAATGCTTGACACCGAAATATCACTTGACGATAACAAGTTCAGATTGATAACGCACATGAGTTTCTACGGTAGAAACGAACTACCAAGTATAAATATGGAGGAAGATGAAAAATGATTAAAGTAGGCGACACATTCATCGCAGATGGGCACGAGTGGAAAGTAACTGAAATTGATGTGATGGAAGGTGTGTATGTTGAATGGAAAGCCGAAAGTAAAACATACCTAATCAACGTATGCACACCCGACGAGGCTGTATTCGTCTATCGCAAGTTTAAGAATGGTAACACACGAGGTCTATGGTGGACATTTAGTTTTGACGAAATTAAGATGATACACGAAATCATCGGAAAGGTTGAAGAATGAACAAATCAATTTTAATCAGCGTTAGACCTGAATACGCAGTAAACATCTTGAACGGCAAAAAGACACTTGAACTACGCAAGAGTGTTCCTAAAGACTTTGTTGGTTGGGTGTATATGTATGTTACTAAAGGGAAACCTGAATTATTCAATAATAAATTAATTGGTGATGGTTATGTAATACTTGAAAAAAAGTTAGGAAATCTTAAGTATAGGCTTGATTTTGATAACCCATTAAACGCCAAAGTAGTCGCTCGTTGGTGGCATGATGAATTTACACAGATAAGACTGGACATATTACGAGGACTAAACGATGGATACACGTTGGTAGGCTCTGGTAAAGAGAAAGACCTATGTCTATCGTTTAAGGAAATTTTTGATTACCTAAAACCGAAAAAACGAGGCTACGCATGGCATATCAAGAAACTTGAAATATTTGATAAGCCTTTGGAATTGAGTGAGTTTTACCGTAGAATAGATGGTCTTGATGAAGATGGCGGGTTTATGCTTAACTCACTAAAAGATGGTGAGTTGGTGTCTATTCCACAACTAAAAGCAAAGTATTTAGTTTCTAAAGCACCTCAATCATGGCAGTATGTGTGGGTGAAATCATGAGAAAAGCCAGATACAATATTCAATTGCCGAATGGCGTGATCAAAAAGTTTAATGTCTATATGAATGACGCTTGCACACGATTTATTTATTTTGAAGGAAAATATGTTCCTGTAGTAAGATTGAAGCCTTATAAAGGTGGATGGCTTTGGAAAATAAGAGAGGAAAGAAAATGAAAAAACTGGTTTGGATCATCATTGCAGTAGTTGTTATTGGTTTCGGATACCTTGTCTCAAGAGTTGACGAAAAGTATGTTGAAGTTGAAGCAGGTGGCGATGTGATTATCACATCTGATTCACGTATCGTTAATGAAGATGACCTAGACTTCACCGGGAACATGGGTTATCAGGTCGTATGGCATGTCAATGAAGACTACGAATATTCAGTAGCTTGCTTACCGTGCATTGTATATAAAGCCAATTATGATGGTGACGATGGCCGATGGGTGAAACAAACGGATCTAAAATATCTCATAGGATTCAGGGCGTTGGTATCAACTGAGGGTGATATCGAGTACATCAACCACTACGAACTGTTCAGGAACAACGTTTGGCGAATCATCAGAGGACGACTATATGCCTAAAATATATCGTGTCATGAAGATAACCGTCAACGGTCAAGTGGAAGCAGCAATCGGTGAATGGGTGAAACGAGCTGACGGATCATCTATTCGAGTAACTGGCGACGATGCAAAGGGCACAAAATGTGAGATTGAAAGAGATGGCATCATCATAAAAGGCTATCTCAGAGACAAGCAAGAGATGCTTGACGAGCAGGCGGCAAAGAAGGTGAACTGATGCACAGGGAACTAAGACAACATAGAATTGAAGTCAAAGAGTATGCCAATCAATTCCATGATCTCTTAATCAAAGGTGTCAATGTAGGTTACATCAAGAGACTACTCTATGATGACAAAGACACTCAAAAGAGGCTCAGCATCAAAGAGGACACCATCGATGTGATATGGGAAGCCCTCATGGATGGCACATACAATCGAGACCATCTCACAAACTTCGGAAGGTACAGAAGAAGCAAACTGAGAGAAGAATTGCCTCAAGAGCAACGCAAGTACAAGAGAGTGATCCTATACAGCGTCATCACAGGTCAACCAAAAGCAATCTATGAATCAGTCTATGAGTGCATGGAAAAGACCGGGATGACCGAGAGCACCATAAGAACACTGTGTGCATCTACAGCAAAGAAACCACGCATCATTCTCAGATATGAAGGTGATTCAATAGGAGATGTCATACTTGGTGAAAGAATACCTAGCAAGTACTATACAAAGAAGGCGATCGAAAATGGTCGCCTTTATTCTAAATATGACACTAAAAGCGATTTCATCTATGAAATAGCAAAATTAAGAAACTAAACTAACATTAAGAAGTATTCGCATCCAACAGCGAAAAAATGGGAGTTGATTATATGAAAGCAAAAAGACGTGGCAAAGGTGCAAAATCTAAATATGTTTATTGGATAAGCAATGAGGGAGTTGCTTTGATTGAAGACTACGTTAGGTCAGGAATGACTAACAAAGAGTTAGCAAAGGCAATGAACATATCTGAGAAAACACTCTATGAGTGGCAAAAGGTTCACAGTAAGATAGGTGAGGCCTTAAAGAATAACAAGGAAGTTTCCGATGCAAAAGTTGAGAATGAAACGTTCAAACTTGCAACAGGGTTCTATTATCCTGAAGAGATCCTTGTGAAGACAAAGATAACTAGAGTTGTGGATGGTGTCAAAGAGACTGTTGAAACAATGGAACCAATAACCATTCAAAAATACAAGCCGGCTGATCCAACCACAAATCAATTCTGGTTGCTTAACCGTAGAAACAAGAGATGGCAGCAAAAGCAAAACATCACAGTTGAAGGTGGAGCAACGCCACTACAAGTGATCTTATCAAAGCTTGATGGAGACAAGTACTGATGGGCGTCAATACGAAATCATATATCAACAATTTCTTATTCATCGTTGATAAGAATTCAAAGTTGAGACTGTTTGATAAGTTCACAATGCCTCAGGAAGCATTATATGAGCGTATTAAAGAGGAATCAAAGAAGAGACGGCCACTTAGATTCATCGTATTAAAAGCACGTCAGATGGGCTTCAGCACACTTGTAGAAGGCATAGGTTTTAAGAGAGTAGCAACTGAGAACAATATCAAGATGGCGATAGTCACACATAAGGATGATGCAACCAGAAACCTTTATGAGATGACAAGAAGATATTATGACAATCTGATCCCTGAACTCAAGCCAAAGACTGAATCATACACAGGTTATGGCTTACAGTTTGGTGAGTTGAAATCAAGTATCGTATGCTATACAGCAGGTGGTCAAGGCATTGGACGTTCAGCAACGATCAACATCTTACACGCATCGGAAGTAGCGTTTTGGCCAGGTGACATATCAGAAACACTCGATGGATTGCTTCAAGCTGTTCCGGACAATGAAAACTCGATGATATTTCTAGAGTCAACAGCAAAAGGGTTCAACAAGTTCAAAGACATTTGGGATGCTGCCGTCAATGGTGAAAACGATTATATACCGATATTCGCTGCATGGCATCAGCATGAAGAGTATGTGATGGATCCAACCGGGTTCATCATCAATGAAGACATCGAGCGTTATGGCAATGAGCAAGAACTCAAAGAACTCTACAATCTGAGTGATGGTCAATTGGCATGGCGTAGAAGCACCATCAAGAACAAACTTAACAATGACTTATCGAAGTTTAAGCAAGAGTATCCAAGCAATCCACTAGAAGCATTCATATTCAGTGGTGACAGCGTATTTAACAACGAACGTGTAATCAATCACATTGAGCACATCAAGAAGGACAAACCTGTTGGCAAAGGGTATTTCACATATGAGACACACATCAAGGATGACAAGTTACTGATTATAGATGAAACCATCAGATGGGTTGATGATCCATATGGTGACATCACATTGTATGAGAAACCAGTCGTGCAAGTTGATGAGAGAGAAACAAGAATAGCACCGTATGTATTAGGTGGTGACACGGCAGGCGTTGGTGAAGACTACTTCACGGCCAAGGTGATCAATAACATCACTAAGAAGGATGCTGCTGTTTACATCAAACAACGAGTTGATGAAGGCTTATACGCTGAGCAAATGTATTGCCTGGCACACTATTATCACAAGGCATTGATAGGCATCGAAGTGAACTACTCAATCTATCCTACAAGACGATTGATGGAACTAGGTGCTAGACAGTATGCAAGAGAAAACATCGACAACATCTCTAAAGTCATGGTTGAATCCTTAGGGTTCAAAACAACGGTATTGACAAGACCTGCAATGATTGAACATTTCAAAGACATTGTAAGGGAAAATATACACGTGATTAGAGACATCACAACGCTTAGAGAGATGCTGACATTCGTCAAGGATGATAAAGGCAAGGCACAAGCGATTGAAGGTAAGCATGACGACATGATCATGGCAACAATGATAGCACACGCTATATCACATCAGCAATCATCTCTATGGCAAAAACATGAGAAGGAAAAAGTGGATGTCATACAAGCGTTCTTTGGTAGAAAAAAGACTACAACAGACGGAGGTCTTGACGAATGGTAGCACTATTTAAGAACAGAAATAAGGATCACAATCAAGGGTTGATCAAAGAGATATATGCGAATCATTCAGCAAACAAAGAACTCATCGACAAGCAATCGATTGAGATACATGGTTTGAGGATACAACTCAAGCAACTGGAAGAAACAATCGCATCGCTTGAAGCAAAGGTTGCCAAGCTGAACACTATTGCAGGTGTATCGGCTATTCAAGAGGGTAGCAAACCAAAACTATCAACATATGATCAATGGGTAAGTGGAGAGGGAGACAAAAAATGAAGATTGATATTGATTCCAACAAAATATGGGGTGAATATAGCAATGGTCGTGCATACCTCCAAACCATCGGTTTGCTTCAAGGCATTCCAAAGTTCGTTGACTACTATGAAGGCAGACAATGGCCAAAAGCAACTGAAGCAACCAAGAATCTACCAAGACCTGTTGTAAACATCACAAAGTTCATCTCAAGAAACATCAAGAGTGGCGTGCTGAACACACCAGTCAAGGTCATCTTCACCGCTGAGGATGGTTCAGATACAAAGATACTCAATGATTGGCATGAGTATATGGAAGCCGAACTCAAGATGCCTGAGGTTGATCGTAAAGCGTTCAGTTCAGGTGTCAAAAAGGGCACATACATCTATCATTACTACTGGGATAACGACAAGCAAGGTAGAGATGCAAAACATCCCGGTGGCTTGAATGTTGAAAGAATAGATACACTAAACTTCATTGTATCGAATCCTCTAGAGGAAGACGAACAAAAGCAAAAGTGGATCATCATTCCATCAAGAGAAGAGTTAGATGCTGTTAAGGAAAAAGTCATACAAAACGGTGGCAATCCTGATATCATCATGGCTGACCAAAGTGAATCACCATACATGGAAGAAGAACAGCAAGGCACTCAGTATGTCACGGTGCTTACGAGATACTTCAGACATAAAGGTGAGGTCTATGTTGTCAAATCAACACGTGGTGCTATCATACACGATGCAAAGCCTATCAAACCTGATATTCAGAAGGCTTTGAGGGATATCAAAGGCATCAAGAATGAAGATGAAGCAAATACCGGGCTAGCATCGACAGCACAAGAAACAACTCTAGATAGTGAAGATAAGTTCAACCTCTATCCAATTGTCGTGGGCGTGTTTGAAGAGAGAGAAAACTCAATCTATGGCATCGGATTGGTCGAAGACATGATTGAGAATCAAAACATCGTCAATAGAGACCTCGCATACTATCAAAAAGCAAGACGTGATATGGCACTAGGTGGATGGATGAAGAAACGTGGTGCACTTGCTGAAGGTGAATCTATCACAAATGCACCTGACCAAGTGATCACTGATAACTCAGCAGGAAGTGATTGGGGGATCAAGAGACTGGATGTCGGAAACATTCCATCAGATAACCTCAATTTCGTTGATATGTTCGTTGGGTTGATTAGAACGACAACAGGTGCAACTGAGGTCATGAGTGGTGAAGTACTAGGCAAGAACATGAGTGGTGCAGCAATCGCACAACTTCAAACACAAGCTCAGCAACCACTTGAAGACTATCGTCAACGCTTCTGGTACACAAAACAAAAGCAAGCACTCGTCATGTTTCAGTTCTACAAGTTCTACTATGAACCAACTGAGTTCTATGTCAAAAAGAAAAAAGAAACCATCAAACAACAGTTCGATCCAAATCAACTGTTTGGCAAGAAGTTTGATGTGATTGCAACAGCAGGTCAAGGTGCGATGTATTCAGAACTATCGACAATACAAACACTAGATTCGATCCTCCAAAGCAAAGTCTTAGAGAATCCAATCGTGGCCAAGACATACATCAATATGCTTCCTGAGAAGGTCTTAGGTGGGTATAAGGATGACATCATCGAGATGCTAAATGAGCAAGAACAAAGCCAGATAGCAACTCTAGCAAGAGACAATGAGAACATGAAACAGCAACTGTTGCAAGCCGCTGAAATCATCTCAGGTCAAGACGAAATCGTCAAAAAAGGTGCACAGATGAATCAAGAGATCAAGAGACTTAATGAATTGATTATCTCTATGTCAACTGAGTACATCACAGCAATGCAACAAGCAAGTCAAGTCATTGAACAGTCAAAACTTGAGGTTGACGCTGCCAAACAAGATGCAACATTATTTGCAAATAAATTGAATCAGTACATGGGCACTGGAGGGAACAAAGAATGAAACGATCAATGTTTATACTCATCTTCATATTGACACTTCTACTTGTAGGGTGTTGGAAGACCGATGAGGAAAAGGTCTTTAGGGAACAATCCGTTCAAGATATTGAATCAGCACTTCAATATTTTGATGTTCAGTATGAAGACCTCGTTTATGAGGACGAAGAACTAGATGCTGAGTATATAGGCACTGTACAATTTATAAGACATAGTAAGGAAACCATCGACCTTATGATCTATGAAGATGAAACTGAAACTATGACTCAAGTAACAGTGTATTTGAATGAAGAAACCACTACAAGACAAGTGATGTATATTGAACAAATAGACATCATATTCATGGATAGGCGTAACGAAGTCTATGTTGAATTATCACTATACAATTCAGGATGGATCACAAGCTTGACGAATATGAAACTCGAACGAAATATTATGGATTTCCGAAGAGGGTTGTCAAGTTTCAAAACATCGCATGTCAGGCAAATCTTATACGACTACGGCTATCGTGAAGTTATACCGGAATAAGGTTTTAACCTTGAATAAAGGATTAAATACATCGCATCCAACGCGGGAAAATGGAAGGGAACCAAAAAATGCTCAAAATCAATATTCAAATGTTTTCAGAAGATGACGAGGCTGCGAAAAAAAAACAGGCTGAGGAAGCAGCGAACAGCCAAAAAACAGCCGAAGAGTTAGAAGCCGAACGTCTTGCAAAAGAAGCGGCTGAACAAGCAAAAGTCGAGGCTGAGAAGCAACGCAATGCTGAAGAAGCTCGGAAGCGTAGAGAAAAGGAAAGAAACGAAGAGATTGAACTTGCTAAGAAACAAGAACGGATCAAAACCATCATCGAAACCGTAGGCACGAATCCTTATACCAATAAGCCGATTGCTGACGAGGACGATGTAGAAACATACGTGGTGATGAGACAAATTGAACTTGAAAAGGGCGATCCAATCAAAGACTTCCCTGAGTATCTGAAGAAGAACAAGAAGACTTTGTATGAAAAGCAAACACAGCAAAAACAAAGAGAAGAGCAAGCACAAAAAGAGGTTGACGCCTTGATCGCTGCACACCCTGATGTTAAATTGAATGATTTGCTCAAAGATGAAGACTTCACCATATTTGCAAAAGGAAAAGTTGGCACGATTCCACTCAATGAAATCTATGACGACTTCCTGAAGTTTCAAAAGAAGTATGCAACAAAAACTGATGCTGAAAAAGAAGCCGCTATCAAGGCCGCTGAAGAAGAAGCCGCCAAAGCACTTGCAAAACAACGTGCATCAGTCGGAGCCATCGGAGGAACCAATCCAGTGCCACCTGAGTATTTCAGTCTTGAGCAAATCAGCAAGATGACACTCAAGGAAACACAGGCAAACCTGGATAAGGTGAATCGCTCCATCGAGTATCACAAAAAAATCAAAAAATAAAGAAGGAGAATACCTATCATGAGTTTCAAAAACTTTCAACCGACCGTACACGCAGCGAATTTCTTGCGTGAAATCGATCAAAAAACAGTCTTCGCACAACTGTTCTCAAGAGAATATACAGGCGAAGCAGCGAAGTTAGGCGATGAAATCGTATTTATGGGCGTTGCTGATCCAACCATCACAGCCGTTTCCAACAAGGAAGGCATTATCTCAGCAGGTAATGTCGAGTCTCTAGAAGACGTATCACTTGTTATGAAGGTCGAACAAGCTGACACATTCTACTTCGGTGTCGGTGACATCGACAGAGAACTTGCTATGAATGGCGAAGGTTTGCTCGGAAAAGCACGCCAAAGAGCAGCATACAAGCAGGCTCTCAAGATTGACAAGTACCTCGCATCCTTGTTCAAAGACAAGACCGAAGCGGGCAAGCATTACGCAACAGGATCCGAAGTTGCATTGACCAAATCCAACATCATGGGCGAAATCGACAAGATCGTCCAAAAGGCTGAAGAAAGAGGCATGACATCTTCACAGTTGTATGCCGTCATCACTCCAAGATTCAAGAAATTGCTCAAGCAAGCATACACTGACCTTGACACTGACAACTCCGAAAAACTCAAGAACGGTTTTGTTGGCAAATACAATGGCGTGACATTCGTATTGTCAAACTCAGTTGCTTATGGTGGAACCATCAACACCACATCACAGATTGACTATATTCCAGTATTCACCAAGGATGCTTGCGGATATGCCAATCCATTCGCTGAAGTTGAAGCCGAAAGACTTCAAGGTAAGTTCGGAGATGCCGTCAAGGGCTTGACACTTTATGACGGAAAGATCATCTATCCAAAAGAAGTCATTGTCATGAACGTCAAGTATGACACGGCTGCATTATAAGAAGGAGCGTAAAAACACATGGCTAAAGCAGTTATTACACCAACTAAGGTTGGCTTGTTCCAAAAACTCACACCTGCGATTGCTTTCACAGCACTCGATGGCACCGATGGTGGCGAAATTGCATGGGATGGCAAAGACGTTCATGGCGTGATCCTTGTGAAAAACGTATCGGCTGATACCAACCGTGACCTCACTATCAAAGGTGGGAACTCAGAATACGGTATCAATGATATCTCATTCACAATTCCATTTGGCGAAACCAGAGCATTCTCAATTGAATCAGGTTTCTTCAAGAATGTTTCAGGCACTGACAAGGGGAAGGTTATTCTCACCGGGAATGCCAATCTCCAAGTAGCGGTTATTTTCTTGCCGTAAGTTGATCAACATAAGGGAGACAATATACCCTTTGTCTCCCTTTTTATCAAAGGAGCGATTGAAATGAAAACGACAAAACTAGGCGATATCAAAATTGAAGCATTGAAATTGATGTTTGCAGACTACAAAAATGATTACACGATTAGCAACTTATCAACACTTGTCATCAACGACAATTATGGTAAGTATCTTCGTGCCATGAATGGAAGTATCAATCGTTGCTTTGATAGACTTAGATCACTTAAAAAGCAACCAAAGAAGTCATTGACACTGAATAAAGGTGATATGTCGGAAGACAATTACCTGTATTTTGATTTGGATGCTTCAACCTTTGCATCAGTGGATTTCATCGTAAGAATCACATATAGAGACGAAGATGGTTATCCTACCGATTCTAAGGTTACTTATGAGATTGAAGGAAGAACATTGATCCTACAAAATAGACCAGGCACATTTAGACTGATCTATTGGGAAAAACTACCCTACATCACAACGTTAGGTGATGATCAAATATTGCTGATTGAAGATGAGCTTGCACGTGCAATTCCATATTTCATCAAAGGTGAACTACTGGAAGAGGATGAGCCTGACCTTGCATCGAAAGCAAGAGCATTGTTTGAAGGAACCGTATCAAATCTCTATCAAGAAGAAGAGATAAATCAAACGAAAGTGGTTGATGTCTTGTGGTAGATAGAAAAACATTCACAATAGATAGTTTTCTCGGTGTCGATTTCACGACATCACCATTGAAAGTGCATCCAAAGCGTGCTGTTGCAGGCAAGAACTTCCTATCTGACTATGGAACAATGAAAAAGAGACCAGGTTGGATCGAGAAATATAAATTCACGAATCCTGTCACAGCAATGCACCATTTCAAAGGTGCTGAGGAATTCTATATTGTCAGATCAGGAAACAAATTCTATAGACTTGAGATGGATTATTCATCTCATACCACTCTATTCACAGCAGCAACGGTTGCAAACGAGAATGTGAAGTTTTTTGACTTTGATGGCAAGGTATATATTATCGGTTGTGGTATGTATCTCGTGATGACTGAGAGCATCGAAGGTGGAACCGTCACATACACCATCAGCGAAGTAAGAGATAACGCATATATTCCAACGACAACCATTTCAATCGATGACACAGCATCTACGGTGGTCTCAAGAGCATCTCATGAGGAAGTCAACTTATTGACCATCAAGAGAAAAAACAGTCTCATAGGCCGAAATGCAACCAATCTGGAATGGTTACTAGATTCAAACGTGAGACAAATTGAACCATATATCATCAGCAAGGTTTATGTTGATATTGAGTACATCGATGATAACGAACTCAAGGAAAAGAACTATGAAACATTCCCGGAACTGACAGGGCTTGAAAGATACTTGTTTGACAAAGACGAAATAGATAAGATAGTCGAAAACGCCAAAGGGCAAATGAATGTCGAGGTCTTAGGAACCAATGCGAACTATACATGGGAAGAAGTAACCGCATATGACTATCAATTGGCAACAGTTAAGTGGAATCTAAGCAACCTAACGAGTGATCCTGTTACGGTTGATGTAGTCAATTACTTGTTATTTGCTGATAGTGCTTTATGGGATCAATCAAGAGGCAATGGTGTAGCACGTGTTGCATCAACCTTTGAAGACACAATCGTATTTACATACTGGAAACTGAAGGTGTTTTCGACTGTATCAGCATATGGTGGATACCGGGTATTGAAACTCTATGAGGCGACTGAACCAACATTGTTAGGTGCTGACAATATCGTTGTCACATACGAATCAGCTGATGTTGTCGATGCTTCAGGTATATACAATGCAACACAAGGGATCATCTTCGGCATCTATGGAACTACAAACCAATTGTTCTTAGCAAGTGGTGCAAGAGAGCACTACTCTAAAGCATACGATTTCACATACTTCCCGGACACATATGTCAATGTACTAGGCAATACAAATAATCCAATCGTTGGATATGACAGGTTATCAGACACAGGTCTAGTGATCTACAAAGACAGTAGAGCAAGAGAATCTAGACTATATTTCAGAACTGTCGAACTTGTAGCCGATTCGGAAACAACGACAACAGCGTATAGATTGATTGATAAAGCGATTGATGCGAACATAGGATGTGATGCACCATTAAGCATTGAAAACTTGACCGGAGACCATCTATTCATGTCTCATCAAGGGGTATATGCAATCACACTCGGTGAGAACGTCTCAGTCGAATCTAGACACGCTAGAGAGCGTTCACTCTATATCAATAAGAAGCTTGCATCATATACAAGTTATGAAAGAACTCAAGCGAAAGCAATCGTTTTTGACAATATGTACTACCTTGCAATTGGATCGGATGTATTTGTGGCTGATGCAAAGATAAGAACAGCATCAGATATGGATGACACGTTCAACTACGAGTGGTACTTTTGGAACAACATTCCGGTTGGTGCGTGGTTGGTATCAAATAACCAATTACATTTTGGATCAAGCGAAGGCCGTGTATGCGTATTCGATGACAAATACAGTGATCGAACCTTGATACGTGCTACTGAAGGCGATGTTATGTTGACACTTTCAAACTCAGTCTTGGTGTACAACAGTGAAATCCCGGTCAAAGTCAACGACGAAATCAAAGCATCAGTGTTTGAACTATTGATTCATAATAGCAACTTAGTCATTGAATCCGATGGTTACAAGGCTCAAGTAAGCACCGAACTGATGTTATATGAGGGCATGGAAGTATATATCGACAACATCACAACGAGTGGCTTAGCCGAAAATACCAAGTACTACATCACAAACTACGATGAAGATACGGATTGGTTTCAGTTATCAGACGAAGATGATGTATTAGTGTTACCGACAGCATCAGTCAACTTGCTTGTTGATTTATCCAACACAACACTATACATCAAAGAACATGATCCTGATAATAACAACTTCTCATTGAAAAAGAGTGAGAATGGGAACATGGTTGTTTTGGCAAACTACAACGATACACCGATCACGTTCGTTATCACCATTCATGAACCAGTCGAAATGATATTCTATACGCCTATATTTGACTTAGGAAGCAATATGGTGGCCAAGACACTCTTAGGCATGACTATCTCAGCAGATGCTTCTACAACAGGTGCTATCGAGTTTGGATTTGATACAAGAAACATCTCATCAAACATCCAATCACTGAACTTCTCATCATTCACATTTGATGATATCGACTTCAATAACTTTACATTCTTGACGGCCATTGCATCGTCATACACCGTCAGAACAAAAGAAAAAGACTTCAATTTCATCATCATGAAAGTAGGAAGCAGAACACCAACAAGTGCAGTCATCAATAACATCACGATCTTGTACAAGTACGGCATGATGAATCGAGGTATCAGATAATGTCGGTTAGAAAAATATCTCAAGATAAGGTCAATCAAATAGAGAAAAAGACAGTCAAAACTCTACCGGATGATCCATCGAAGCAAGGGTATTCACCTGACCAAATCAAGAGAAGAATGTATGCTGCTTTACTGGATCCTGATAACTCAATTGTGGCTGAGGTCAATCGCATAGTTGATGAAGTCAATCAAGCCATTGTTGATATAGGACTATCGATATCGGTAAGGAGTTTGATTATCTATGACTCAGTTGCTGATGCAAATGCTGCGAACTTGCCACCAGGTCAAGCTGTAATGATAAAAATAACATAGGGAGCGATAATATGAATGAATTAGAATTTGAAAAAGTATCAAAGATGACGAAATCTGAAATCATCAAGTATTACGAGCATATGAGTTCAACGGTTGAAGCAAAAGACAAAGAAATCAACGACCTCAAGGAAACTCATGCAAAAGAGATTCAGCAAATCAAGAGTTCAGGCAATCAATCAAGAGAACAAATCAAGCTTGAAGTGAGACGTGAACTTGAAAAAGAATACACACCACTCAAGACAGAACTTGAAGAAGCCAAAAAGATTGTAGGTAGTGTTGAAGAAAGAGAAAAGTATTTCACAGAACTCATCACACGAAGAGCCAAAGAACTTGAAAAGGTGATCAATGTTCATGGTGGGTTGCTCAAGGCATTGCAAGGCGTGTTAGACAATGCACTCTATCTCAACGAATACATAGTTAAAGAGGTGAAGGAATAATGGCATACAATGTCGAATTAAGAGTATCAGCAGGTGGTGCATCAGCGTTTTCTGGCGATGGTCAAAAAGTCAACGTTGCAACACACAAGAGTTTGGTTGATGGGTTGCTTGATTCAGGTGGCAAACTGAAGTCAGACATCGTTCCTGATTGGTTGTTCAATGGTGCAAGAAACGGTGGCACAATCACAACCAACAAGACATTCAAAGAAGTATTTTTGCAAATCAAGACAGCACTCGGCTTGGTTGCACCACTTACAAATGCTGCTGCTGCTGCCTTGATGAATGGATCATATGTCGAAGTCAATGCCGATTCAGTAGTCATCAGCAACACTGATTATTTCAAAGGGATGGCACTGATTGGTGACGATGGTGTCGCAAACCAAGTATCACTGACGTTAGAACGTGGCGATAGACTTACGTTCATCAATTATTCATTATTTGATGATAGCGTTGCAGGTATGTGTTCGACTAACTCATTTGATTATTCTACTTGGCCTCCAACGGTTGTTGTGTATCATGAAACCGAATCAGCCTGCACAACTGGTGGTGGCGTATGGATATCAAACTTGGGTGGCGATCCGATTGAGTTCACAAATTGGTCAGTCACAAACTCAACATATCCAGAAGCAATCGCAGGTGCATCGGAAGGTGCATCAGTCAAAGGTATCATGTCGGCAGCAAACATTTTCAAACTTCATAACCTTGTCAACATCAAATCACTTGCAACCGAGTTTGGATTGGATGGCAACGGCAATCTTACCATCGATGATGCAACATCGTCATTAAAAGGTAAGGCATCCTTCAGCACAGGCTTGGAAATCAGTTCAGGGGTTGTCACACTACGCAAAGCAACGACATCGCTATTGGGTGGTGTTATCGTATCAACAGGCTTGGAAGTGGATGCAAGTGCCAATCTTACATTAAGAAAGGCCACATCATCATTATTGGGTGGTATCATCGTTCCTACAACTGGCGGTCTATCAGTCGATGCAAGTGGTAACTTGACACTGACACCACAAACTGGTCAAATCGCATCCGAAGCAGAGGCCAAAGCAGGCACTGATAACACGAAGATTATGACACCACTTCGGACATGGGATCAGACAAAGAATCTTTTGGGATTAAGAATCTATACAAATCTAACCAATGCGAACGCTGCTAATCATCCAACAGGAGCATATGCTTTCGTTCAAGTATAAGGAGTTCATATGGCGTATAACGTAGAATTAAGAGTCAACTCAAGTGGGTTCGGAACAGATATTGAAAACAAAGATAGGACTGTCTATATCCGTTCTCATTATGACATCATAGACGGCAAACCATCTACATTTCCGCCTGCAACTCATCAGCACAATGCAAGTGATATCAACGCAGGAACGCTTCATGTTGACCGAATACCTGCTCATGATGCAAGCAAAATCAATTCAGGTGTATTTGGCGAAGCGAGAATACCATCTATTGATTTGAATGCTCGTTTGTATGCACCATCATTTATTCGTGGTGGAACACCAAGAGTAATGAAAGCATTGTTTGATACGTTAAGACCAGATAGAACAGCGTTCCTCCCTGCTGATCAAATCATCATCGAAGAAAGCACCGATGGTGGCACAACATGGGTGAGCAAAGGTGCGACTGATAGCCAAAAAAGACAACTATTCACAGGCCAAAGACCAACGATATCATTACCTTTAATCGGTGGTGTTAAGAACGTCAATGCTATGATCCGTGTAACCATTACTGCAATGAAATATACACAAACAGGTGCGGGTGGTGTAGAAACGGCACGATACAATTATTGGAACTCGACATATGTCACATCCAATGAAAGATATTGCACACTTGATGAAGGTTGGATATGGGTAAACGCAACCAACGATAATATTTGGATGCGAGTTGAACGTGCAACAGGTGCTGCACCTAACACATGGACGAATGTTCGTGAAGCGTGGTTGAGTGGTTGGTCAGGTGGAAACTATTTCACATTAGATGGTCAAACATTCGGTGGTGGCACAACTCAAACAGGCAATGGATGGAACTGGCGATTCACATTTAGAACAGGCACAACAGCAATGGACTTCGACCAGGCCAAGATGCAAGCAACATACACAACAAGCAGTCAAGCGATATTTCATTTGAAACTTACAGGTGCAAATGTTTGGACTATGCCAAATAAGTTGATGTATCATGATCATCTCTATGGTTGGGATGAAAACCAAAACGCAGAGTTTCCAGCCGATGTTAAGGCAGCAGGAACGGTATTAGTTAAGACAACCGACAGTAGATTATCTGATGCAAGAGCATCAAACGATGTCAAAACATGGGCAAAAGATGGACTTGTAGAAAGTTATACAGGCGACATGAACGCACTGGTGACAACAGGATTCTATCAAGGAACAGGTCTAACCAATGCACCAACAGCAGGATGGTATTTCTACATTGTATCAAGGTATCGTGCAGACAGTAACTGGGTATCACAAATTGCTATGTCTTTTGGATCAGGCAACACTGGGAATAAGACATATACAAGAATGAGAATTAGTGGAGTATGGTCAGCATGGGTTGAACTCTATTCAACTGGCAACAAACCTCCATTATCTGAATTAACTCAAGACTCATCAAATCGGCTTGTGACCGATGCCGAAAAGACTGCATGGAACGCAAAGTTAGGTTCATTCACTGAAACCGATCCAACAGTTCCTGCATGGGCTAAAGCAACCAATAAGCCATCATACACATACAGTGAAGTGGGTGCTGCACCTGCGACATTTGTGAGTGGAAATAGGCCAGTAGTGACCGATGGTTTAGGCTATGTGACGATTGACACATACGCAAACTTCAAAGCAAATCTATCACTTGCAAAAGGTGATGTTGGTTTAAGTGCTGTTCCAGATGTTGATGCGACAAATCCTGCGAATATCGTATGGACTGCATCGCATAGAAGTGTTACTGACACCGAAAAATCAACATGGAACGGTAAGCAAAACGCTTTAGGCTTCACACCATACAACGCAACGAATCCAAGTGGTTTCATATCAGCAATCACTAAAGCGATGGTGGAAGCAGTCTTAACTGGTGCAATCACATCACACAGTCATGGCAAGGCACAAATCACGAACTTTGACTCCGAAGTATTAGCATTATCACCTGCTGGCTCAAGACCTGCTTCAGACGTATATGCGTGGGCAAAGGCTGCATCAAAACCATCTTATACAGCATCCTAAGTCGGTGCAATGCCAGATACATTGATCACACCAAATAGACCAGTTGTCACTGATGGTCTTGGTTACATCACCATAACGACATACAGTGGTTTCAAGACATCGTTAGCACTTGTGAAAGGCGATGTTGCACTCGGATCAGTAGAAAACTACAGTGTAGCATCTCAAGCAGAGGCCGAAGCAGGAACAGCATCGGATAAATACATGACACCTCAACGTGTCAAACAAGCTATCGATTACATCACACCTCATGCGATGGCATCAGATATTACGGCAACAGGCAACCTTACGACATCACATCGAAACAAGTTTGTGAGAGTCACCAGTGCATCAGCCGTGACAGTTACAATACCGTTATCAACGTTCAATGTTGGCGATGAGATTCACCTTGTGCGTTATGGTGCAGGTGAAGTCACAATAGCAAGAGCAACAAGCGTATCCTTATTCAGTGAAGGATCAGCAACCGAAAACGCAGGTAAGAAGAGAATCAACGCACAGTATCAAGCAGTCACTTTGAAGTGCGTTGCTGCCAACGTTTGGGTATTGATTGGAGCGTTGAAGACATGATCGTAGGAATCATTGCATCACAATTAACCGCACCGAGTGTCTGGACTAACATCGGTTCAGGCACTCAAAACGGTTCACAAAACTATTACCACTCATCAGGATGCCCTTCCGAAGCAACAGTGAGAACGTGGCTCACTACTAACTATCCTCCTGCAAACTACGCATCAGGGTATATCATGCGTGTCAGAGCGTATGATGATGGATTCGCATTATGTCAAGATTATTACTATCGAGCCGATTAGAAAAGGAGAAAGACTATGGCAAAGAAAATATTACTGATTTTAGGATTGATTGCTCTTGTAGCGACATCCAGTTTCGTTACAACACTCGTTCAAGGCTCTGAGGATATCGATCCAGTGTTGGTGCAAGATATCATCGACAAAGCGATTCCAATCATCATGGGTGTTATCACCGGGCTTGTGACATCGCTGATGAAATCAAGAACATTGGAAGGTATCTTCACGAACATGGCCGTTGAAGGTAAGGACATTTTTGTCAAGGCTTCTAGCAACGTCTCTACCGTTACAAAAGAGAGTATCGAGACGAGAAAAGAAGTCAAAGAACTGACTAGGGAAATTGCTGCTATCCGGAAAGAACTAGCCGAAGTCAAGGAAATCAAAACAACTATCGACATCATGAATGAGCGACAGAAAATTGCCTATCTAAATGATCCTGAACTGGTCAAGAATGGAGTGGCAAAACTGATTGCAAAGGTCGGTGTTAAGGATGAAACTTAAACTTTTTGGATTATCGAGTTTCATAATTACAATTTTGCCTTTGGGAGTTTATACTGGAATTAACTGGGAGAGATATGCACCAACCACGATGGATACCATACAGATTGGGATCGGTGGTGCAATCGTTGGTTTCATATTTCTTATGAAAGCCATCAAAAAATCGAATCTTCCAAAGGGCTTGATGGGATGGGTAGTGGCTTTGGTTGTTGCCTGGACGATGCAAGCAATACTGACTGATCTTGTGAATCTTCTATTCATGGCCGTCATCGGTGAAGTGGGTGATGAAGTGTTCATTCAACCACAAATCAAGAAGATTGAAAAAGCACTCAATGCTGAAGAACAGACACAACAAATTGCTCAAGCTATTGCAATCGCAACCAAAGTACAAGGGAGGGTTTAATCTATGAAAAAAACATTCATCGAACGATTGATGGATTGGATAGGTTTTATAGGTTCAATCTTGCTAGCAGGTGCTTATCTTGCTTGGGGATTGATTAACCTCAAAGAGACAGGCAAATCTGTCATGGAAATCATAGGTGAAGCAGCACTGATCTTCGCTCTATCGCAAGCCATGACGTTGCTACTGCGTATTCAAGGTATTCTACTTGGTAAGAAATCTCAAGCATACACTGATACATTGTCGTTGTTTGGGGATACAGTAGTCAAATGTGCACCGATCATCGAGTACGGTGAAGAGTTCGTCATCGAGGAAAACAGGAGTGCATTAAAGCAAGTTCGCATTCAAATTCTATCGACAAAGGGTATGAAATATGAAGACCATTTTGATGAAGACGGACGATTTAAGGACTCATTTTATGTAGTATCAGACAAGAAAAACAAACTCATCAATAAGAGAATCAAAGACAAGAACGTTGCTCTTAACAATGCCGTCAATGCTAGGGTTACAATGCTTCAGTTTAATGATTTAACAGCATCTGACAGCCATCCTAGCGATCCTAACTACTTAGGAACCACTGAGACACAGTATCTATTGAGCCGTTCACTGATGGGCATATTACTTGGTGCAGCAACAGCGATTCTATTTTCCTACTATGGTTATGAGTTGATTCGAGACTTCAAAAAGGAAGATTTAATCTACAAGGCAATTCAGATATCATTTATCCTGATCATCGCAATCATTCAATTGTTACTATCATACTTGAATGTTATCGGTGCTATTAGGAATCGCATGGTAAGACAAATCAACAAGCTTGAGAAGTTTTATTATCAGTACTCGAACATACCAAAGAAGAAACCTCTTGATATCGGTAAACCAGTAGAAAAAACTGAGTTGCCAAACAAATCAACAGAAGGGAGCGTATCACATGAACCAACCACAAAAACCGAAGTCAGTGTTTGAAGATTATGAAAAGATTGCACAGAAGGATCCACTAAAGGCTGCTTATCAGGCACAAACACAACAAATCGATCAGCAAATGAATGCTGAAGCACAAAACGCATTCATCTTGAATGAAAAACTTAAGAAGTACTTAGGCACGATGAATAGTGCTTACGGTCAAAACGGTCTTGGAGCAACCGGGCAAGTGGCTATTGCAAATCAATATGCAAACAATTTAGGTGGTATTCAGCAAAACGCAAACGTTCAAAAGAATGATGCTTTTTCAGCATATACCAACTCAATCATGAAGCAAAACCAAATCAAAGACGAAAGAGCATACGAACAATCCGTTGGTGATCAAAACTATCAACGTGATATGGATCTCTACAACAAGCAACAGCAAGCAGTTACCTCAAAGGAACGCTATGGAATCGCACAGGAAGCGATATACAATGAGTATATGGCCATCTTATCGAATTACGGTTCAAACAAGGCTATCGACAAGAATCAAGCCTATACAGCATTGATGAATTACGCATCACAAAAGTATGGTGCACATTTGAATCCTGAAGATATGCAAAACCTGTCGTTGTATGTTGATGCTATTTTATCTGGTCAACAGTATGGATCGAAGCCATCACTCACAAATGAGAGAACAGATGATTACGAACGTGATTATACAAAGAAATCAAGTAAGTATGCTTATGAGATTGATGGTAAGACGTATTATCTCGATTTCAGTGGCGTTGGCGAAGGATACAAGGTTGATAACTTCCTTACAAGAGGTAAGAAGCAAGAGGTTGCACAAGCAGTTGCTTATATGCTTGAAAAGGGTGAAATATTGACTGAGGCTGATATTACTAAGGTAACAGGTATTAAGAATGACAAGATTGTCGGAAATATCATGAGTGATTTGGAGACGTTCCTAAGAAAAAACAACATCAAGTGGGAGTAAAACATGAACAAAAACTACAATGTGTTTAGCAAAACTAAAGACACTTTCGATGACTTAATGAAGCAAATCATTATCGGTGGTGCAAAATCACTTGAGGGTATCAGAAATAAAGCACTTGAATCTATTGGTACTGTTGGAGGGATGTTCGATACATCCCTCAAGTACCGTATGCAAATGAAGATTCAAGAGAATACTGGCATTGACAGTATGATCAATTACATTCAAAGCCCTCAGCCGTTTGATCCGTTCCATTCGATGAGGAATCCATCTTTGATTTCTAAGATTGACCAATCAATTAGAAACACAGATGGCTCATATGTCAATCAGATGAGTGATAGAGGACAACGCATTGTACGTGGAACTGCCGAAGGTGTTGGTGGTATGTTGCCAATGATCGCAACCGGGCAAGCACTCGGTGCTTTAGGATTCTCAATGAAGGTGGCTCAAGGCGTATCTCAAGCCGTCTTATTCGCAGGTGCGGCAGGTCAAGCCACTGAAGAAGCACTGAATGAGGGTGCAAAGTTTGAACAAGCATCAATGTATGGTAACTTAAATGGTTTGACTGAACTTATCACTGAACGCATCTTCGGTGGTGGTTCAGTATTATCAAAAACAATAGGTAAGGGTGCACTAGATAATATTATTGCAAAGGTTGCTACAAAGCCTATTTTTAAGGCTGCAATGAATGTGGCAGGTGAGGGTTTTGAAGAGGCTGTTGCTGAGTTGTTTGATCCACTTTGGAAAAGAGCGACATATGACAAGAGTGCTGAATTCTTAACCGAAAAACACTTGGAACAAATCGCTGAGTCAGCAATCATCGGATCTCTGACAAGCATTGCTTTGGGAAGTGCGTATGTCAATACAGTCGATTCTCTTGCTACCGATATCAACGTCTTATCGAAGAAGGAAAGCAAGCAATTTGGACGTGGTATTGACGCATCTAACACATCTAAGAGTGTGGATGAAGTACTTACTAAGATGAGCAAGAAACTCGTTAAAATGGACGAAAACAAGCGTAAGGAAACGCTTAAACAATACAAGCTTGAGAATTACTTCAAGGAAGATGGAACAGTCGAGGTCGCTAACGAGGGTGGAGTGAATACTCTAGCCAAGAGAGGCAAACTTCCATCAGCACCAAACGGCAAACCATTGGTCGTTTCTAAGAAGATTACTGTCGAACAAGAGAGAGTATTGCAAATTGGATCACGCATGAATAAGCGTGTCGTTTTTGCTGATAACGTTGCAAAGGGATACAACGCTTTCTTTGATCCAAATACCAACACCATCGTCATCAACTCAAAGGCAAAGAATCCATATATCGCATATGCACATGAACTGACACATAACATTGAGACGTTAGGTGACCGGGAATACAATGAATACTCAAAGTTCATCAGAAAAGAAGTCGAAAACAATCCTCAAGTTCAAAAGATGCTTGATGAACGTGGCATCAAGATTGATAAGATTCTAAAGAAGTATGATGGCCAAGCAGCAACAGCACAAGGTCAAGAATGGGTAAATAGAACTGAGGTACTGGCTCACATCACTGAAACAGTATTTGGTTCGGAAGCATCACTCAATCGTTTGGCTGATATGACTGAATCTAAAAAGACACTTAAAAAGGTCTATGATTGGGCTAAAAAGATGGTTGCTGAGATGGGAAAAGATAAAGAAATGACTCCGGAAGAGAAGTCATATTTTGACATTCTTAAGAAGGCTGAAAAGAAGTTTGCAAAGGCGATCGAGAACGCTGAATCAGGCGTCAAAGTCTCAGATATCGATAAAGCAGCAACTGAAAACAAGAGATATAGTATTGCTTATCTAAGAAAAGAACAAATTAGAAAGGCTTTAGCAGGTGAATTACTATCCAAAAACTCTGTATTTTTGGATTTCACACCTGAATTTTTGCATAACATAGGTTTGAAGAATTACCGCCTGACAATCACACAAAACCACTTAAAGAACATCATTGCTTCACCAAAAGAATCAAACAATAAGAAGCACGCAATCCCTTTGTCATACATAGAGGATGTCTTGATTAAAGATTTAGGCAATCCAACAATGGCAATTAAAACAGGCAAAAATAGAGTTATTATTGTAAGTGAGAATCTTGATGTCGATGGATCACCGATAATCATTCCTATAAAAATCAATGCTGTAAGTTACGTGAATGAGATTATGATCGAAGCAAATCATATTCTGTCAATTTACGGAAGAGATGGATTTGCTGAATTCATTGACAGAAATAAATCAAACATCATGTATGCGAATAAAGAAAAAACCAATGATTTGTTTAGTAGAATAGCCCATACACGGCCAAACTTCCTAGACACATTGGTTTATGACACTATTCTACAACAAGTAGATAACAATGTCAATGAGGATACCGAAATAAATTCTGATGTCAACGATCAAAGATTCTCTATTGAAACAAACGATAAGGGTGAAAAACTCACACCTCCACAAAAGATATTCTTCAATAACTCAAAAGCTGTTGACAAAGACGGCAATCTTTTGAAGTTGTATCACGGCACTAAAGCAGACTTCACAGTCTTTAGGAAGAGCGATAGAGGCTATCATGGTGATGGTATCTACTTGACCAACGATCAGGATACAATCGATTATTACTCTAAAGATGGCATTAAGATGGAACTCTATGCTAAGATTGAGAATCCATACATCGGAAGCCCTAGACTTGACAAAGCGTGGGATGAGAGCAAAGGCGATAACGGCATTAGAGGCGAAAGAATATCTGAGTTACTGATGCAACGTGGCCACGATGGAATTATTGTTGAAAATGCAAACGGTTCTTATACAGTCGTTGCTTTTAATCCTCACCAGGTCAAGAGTACCACAAACATCAATCCATCATCTCATGTTGATATCAGATATATGCTTGTTGGCGAGGGTTCGGATAAGGTGCGTTTTCCAAGAACTATCAGAATCAGTTTAACCGATGTTGTTAGAAAACTTGCCAAGTGGGATTCAACATTGAAAATGGTAGCTGAGAACTTCAAAAACGAATCTTATGTCGTGGCATGGAAGAATATCGAAAACATGCTACAAGAGAAGTATCAGACCGAAGATGCTTGGAAAGCACACGAGATGTTCCAAAATGAGTACGAACTAAACCCAGATGACATTAACGATTTCATCCAAAGAATCAAGTCATATGGAGAAACAGGAAGATATGATGTCAATATAGAAGGCTTTGAGTCCTTACTCGTCAAGTACGAGTTTCTTGACGCTGAAGCATTGGGATCTAGATTGATTGCTGCGGAAAAGATGCACGAAAAACAAGTCAAAGAAGGAAAACTGAACATCGATGAAATCGTGTTTGAAACAGGTTGGTTATTGTCTAAGGATAACAACTGGAAATATAGAATCGATACGTCTGATACGAAATTCAACACGAAAAAGATAAGGGAAAATCTGGAGTATTGGCACGAGAACAATACCTTGTCAGCACAAAAAATGAAACTTTCGGAAGTCATGCAATCACCAAACCTCTACTCACATTATCCAATTTTAGAAAACATCTATGTTTACTTTTCCAGTGAACTAGCGAATGCGTATGGTATGTGGGATGGAAGAAACATCACGATATATACATACAAAACCTTTTTGTCATTGAATGAGGATGGGAAGAAGGCTGATATCAAAGCGTTAGAAAATATCATCAAATATGCCGAAGTGGCAATCAGTTATTTGAAGGATAATAGCGAAATTGTCAATCCGAGAACCGGGAACGTATCAGCTGATTTATTGATAAGAAATGCAAGAGCGATATATTCAGTAGTGGATTCAGCCCAAATGATTGATGTGTTAAATGAAATGCTTGAGAGAAGAAAGAATGAACTGGTCAATAAGAAGAGTCTTTTATCAAACCCAGATAAAGAGATGAGTGCGTTAGAGGACACGATTGTACACGAGGTTCAACATATTATTCAAGATTATGAGCGATGGGCACAAGGTGGCAATTTAGATGTTGGATATAAACTTATAGCAGCCAAATTGTTCATAGAAGCCAATGAAGAGGCAAATAAAAAAGGATTAGTCGATCAATATGAAATCGATGCTTTTGTTACTGATTACATCGAGAAAAGGAAGAGAGACGCTTCATATGAAGCATATCTTAACCTCTTAGGTGAACATGAGGCACGTTTGGCATCGAAAGATAAGTTAAATAGTGCAAGACTTTACGATGAGCCATATTATGAGAAAAAATCTTATGCGATTGATGAAAGAGGCAACATGATTCAAGATCAGCGTAATGATAGCAATAGATATAGATATTCAATCAGCGATGAATCTTTGATGAGTAAGTATCCAAACATTGACTTAAATCAAGACATATCTAGCATGGACGGAGTTCCTGCAATCGAATTGATTGATGGATCAGTCATTCCTGCAATCAATCAACCTACGCACGTTTCATTCATCAAAGCAAATGGTATTGATGCAACTGATATTGCTAGTGGTGGATGGATAGGTAATGGTGTTTATGAGCCAACACAATCAAGTGATGCAATGAAGTATGTTCAACAGCAAATGGCTAAGAAGCGGATGGCAGAAAAACGACTTGCAAAAGCCGAAGATTCAGTTGATTCTAAAGGCAATCCATTGTCAAAAGAACAAGAGAGATTCTTCAAAGACAGCGAAGCAAGAGACAAAAACGGTAATTTGATGGTTATGTATCATGGATCCCCATTCAACAAGTTTTACACATTCAAAGGCGACATGATGTTTTTTTCCAAGAGTAAGAAATTCGCTGAAGATTATGCTCAGGAGAAATCGTTTGATCAATCTATGGATGCTGATGTTTTTGTGCATGAGGTCTATCTAAATATCAAAAAGATGTTTCATTCAAGGAACGAAACACAAGTCAGAGAACTTATTTCTAAGATTGATGTCGAAAACATGACGTTGGGATTTGCTAATCGTAAATATGACCAAGAAACATGGGTAAATACGATTATGGGTAAAAGAACTATGCCACCATCATGGTCAAAGGAACAAATCAAAAAGGCATCGTTTGGCAAAATAATTGGAGATGATATTTACGGATACAATAATGATGTATTTGTTGGAATCGATAAAGATGACAACGTTGTGGTTGTGAGTGGATACAATTCATCGTACCTTAAGTATGCAACAGAGGATCAAATCAAAACACTTCTAGATGGGAAGCCAATTACGATTAGAGTTGTTGATAGACGTTTCAACAAAGAAGATTATATCAAAGCATATGGTTATGCTCCTTCAGAGTGGGAATTTGAGAATTATACCGTGAGTCCTTATAAACACACTCAAAAGACAACACAACTTGAAAACCAAGATAATTGGGTGAATCTTGAATTGACGTATGATTCAAATACAAAAAAATCAATTATCGACTATATCCGAGATGAGGGTTATGATGGTATCGAAATGTATGAGAATGGTGTAGAAAACTATGTTGCCTTTAATCCTAACCAGATTAAGTTGACAAGTAACATTAAGCCGACAATCAAAAGAGACATCCGTTTCTCTAAGGAACAGGATGCCGATGGCCAATACCTCACAACCGAGCAAGCTGAGTACTTCAAAGATAGCAAGGCTAGAGATGCTGATGGGAAATTGCTTGTTATGTATCATGGAAGTACAAGTTATTTCAATGAATTTAGCAAAGAGATGATTAAGAACAGATCATACAACGGCTTTATGTTCACAAGCAGCGAAAAGTATGCAAACAAGTTTGCTAGTGATCGCTCGAAGTTTGATGACGGCAAAGACATTTATGTTAAAAAAGTATATCTTAACCTCAAGAATCCAATGATCCTAAACAAAAACAATGCTGACGATATCATTAGAGAATACTATGTCAAGGAAAAGGGTTATCGGAAAAACGCTAAGATTACATCGCTTTTGACTGACTTGTATCTTAAAAATGCACAAAAGAGAGGGCATGATGGTATTATCCTTGAAGGATTCCAATTTGACTACATTGACCAAACATGGATGATTGCATTTGAACCGGAACAAATCAAACTCACAAGCAACCTCAATCCATCGGTGGATCCTGATATCCGGTATTCTAAGGAAAAAGACACATATACAAAGGGCGAAGTGAAGAAGATAGTCGCACGCTTCACAAAGGATAAGACATATTCTAAAGCCGATGCTGAAATGATTGTAAACACGATTATGAACGAGTATATGGTGTTTGAACAATATGATGGCAATATCGGAAACAAGACCCGCCAAGAGGTTGTACAAGAGATGTGGGAAGCATTGAACTCACTTGATGAGGGTGAACGTGGTGGTGCTGCAATTGATATCGCTAACTACATTATCGAGAATGCCGTTGCTGAAGATGTCTATGCTGACGAGATGAATAAGGTCGATGCTGAGTATGTCGCTGCTGTTAGCGTGTTTAAGCATCAAATAGACTTATCAACGATTAAGGCTGACATCAGAAACACATATGGCAAGAATAATACACCGTTCCTCATGTGGGGTGTAAGAAAAGGTAAGAAGTCCATCAATATGGGTGATGTTGTTCAGGAACTGGCTGAATCCGGTATTCAAATCGATGGAAACACCGAAGCCGAACAGTTTGTCAATTTCATGAATCGCTATGAGCAAGCTAAAGATAACCTAAAGACCGATGCGAAATCACTCAAGTCTGAATTATCCAAACAAGAGATGATTGATCTTAAAAACAACATCGTCCGTGAAATCTTGAACTCATGGGAAAAGTATGGAAAAGCAACACCTATCAACAAGGAAATCAGCAAGTATCAGGGCATATTAAAAGACATGAAGTCAAGACTGAGAGATGCAAAAGAAATGAGTTTTGCTGTCAGTCGTCTTTTCAAGACAATCGATCGAGTATCTGCACTTGAGAAATACCAATCGGTTGAGGAAATACCTTTGTCTAAAGAAATCGTGCTTGCCGTCAAATTGTTAAGAGGAATCAAGACATGGCGTGGCAATCTAGCATCAGCAAACACTGTCAGAGAAATCTTCAAAAAGTATATGACTGATGTTGATGATGGATCAGGCAAAAAGTTACCTTTATTCGAGTTGTATCACAAGTTAGAAAACGCCAACACGTTTGGGCTGAATCCGTATGGCGATTTAATCAAAGACCTAGCAAACGGCCAAGGAGCACTGACGATTGATGATTTCAATGCAATTGACATGGTACTCACTAACTTTATACACAACGTGAAGAGTTATGACCGGGTATTCTTCCAAAGCAAGGAACAAAGCCTTACTGAGTTGGTGGATAGAGCGGTTGGCGAAACGCAAAACATGATCCCAGTAAAAGATTCAACATTGAATAGTTACAAGTACTGGAACTTATCAAGCGTGTGGATCTTTGAAAGATTATCAAACTTCAAGAAAAACGGTTACTTCTCACAACTGTTCCGTGAACTTCATGAAGGTATTAAGAAACAATCCTTATTTAAGCAAAGAACAGCAAATCATTACAAAGCGTTCTTTGAAAAGCATCGCAAAGAAGTTGATGGATGGCGTACACCATCGGTTGAGATTGATGGCGTCAAGGTATCTAAAGGCCAATTGATCTCTCTATACTTGCTGTCAAAAAGAAACCAGGCGTTATCGCATCTATTCAATATCGATGAAAAGTCAGGCACAGTCAGAATATCGGATGAGGGCTTGGCAAAGAAACATTTATTCAAAGATGCTGATAGACAAGGCACAGATGTAAGCATCACATTGGATCAAATCAATGGGTTCAAATTCACTACTGCTGAAATGGAGTTCATCACGCTCACGCAAGCGTTCTTTAATAAGATTGCACGTGATGCCAAAGTTGAGACCGATGTTGCATTGTTTGGTGTCACAAATGTTGCTGATGAAGAGTATTATCCTATCAGAGTTTCAAACGATGTCCTTGTGAAAAATATCGGTGATGCTTCAGTTGAATATCAAGACCTATTCAGCGTATATAACGCCTCATTTAATAAGAACGTCAGACGCAATGCAAGAAACAAAGTGTTGATTGAAAACGTTTTGGATGTCATCGAAAGACACACTCAACAGATGTCGGCTTATTATGGCCTTGCAATACCTATCAAGAACTTCAACAAGGTTATGAACAAGAAGACCGATAAGAATGATCATTTGTTTGGCCACGTTTACAAAAAAGCACCATTCTTTGAGAGATACATCAATAAGTTACTCAAGGATATTCAAGGTGTACGTCCTGAAACAAGCACATTCGATCGCATACTCGGTAAGGTAAGAGGATGGTGGGCACGTGCAGCATTAGGGCTGAATCCTAAAGTATGGGCAACTCAGTTTGCATCGCTTATCTCTGCTGAAGGTGTTGGCATCAAGGCTAAGCATTTGATGAAGGGTATGGCACAAGCCATCAAAAACAAGACTGATTATGATACGCTGTACGAATACTCACCGATGCTTTATGACCGGGCACGTGAAGGAAACAATATTGACGTTGGGTTATTGAAGCAAGACTTGGGCGTATTAGGCAAGCTTGATGCACTAACAAACCTCACAACACAACCTATCGGAATCATCGATAGAATCGTTGTTGGTGCTATATGGAATGCTGCATTGGAACAAACCAAAGGTAATCATACACCGAACAGCAAAGAGCATTATCAAGCAGCAGCATCGTTGGTTGAAGAGGCTGTTATCAGAACTCAAGCAAACTGGAGTCCACTGTATAGACCTGCTATACTTAGAGAACATAGTTCAGCATTGAGCATGGTTACAATGTTCATGAGTGAGCCTTTACAGATATTCTCACAAATTGCAGGTTCGATTGAAAAGGTCAAGATTGCAAGAGAACTGAATGACACAGCGATGATCAAGGAAGCATCAAACGATGCAAGACGTTATGCAATTGCTATCAGCCAAAACGCCATGTATCTAGTCATGATCAGTATGTTGTTCAGATGGATCAAGTTTGGTGAAGACGATGATGAAACAATTTTAATGCAAGCACTGGAAGAATTGAGTGCACACTTCATCGGAATGTTCCCGATTGCTAGAGACTTATTCTCACTAGCACAAGGCTACGACTTAACCAATATGTATCAAACAGGCATCACAAACATTTATTATGGCTTACAAAGCGTTTGGAATATGGGTTCAGGTTTGTTATCGGATCAAAAACCATACGATGCCAAAGACTTTAGTAAAGATTTTAGACAGTTATTTTTGGGTATCACTCAGACATTGGGTATTCCATTAAAGAACTTTGAGACCTACACGACAGGTGTAATCGAGAAGTTTGACCAAGACTTAATCTATCGTTACCGGGATAATTTTAGATCACAATCCTATACATCGGATTTGACCAAAGCAATCGAAAACGATGACGATGACATGGCTGATACCATTATTGATTTGATGCTTCAAGATAGAAGCGTATCCGTATCTGAACAATCGGTGAATAATGAGATCACTCGGCTTTATAAACAAGGGCATAACGTCATACCTAAATCAGTACCAAAAACGCTGATGATAGATGATGAAAATGTTAAGTTGAATAAGCGTCAATACAAGGCATTTAAGACGGTTTATGACCAGGCTGACACTGACGTTGCAAAGATGATTAAATCACCGTTGTACATGAATATGAATGAGAATGCTAGAGCAAGAGCAATCCGTTTCATCTACGATTACTACTACAATCTAGCAAAACAAGATTTGACTGGTGAAGATGAAATAGGCAAGCTTGGATTGATTGCAAAGACATTGCCAATTTATCAAATCGCTTCACTATACTCAACATTCAGCAACCTAGAGGCTGATAAGACATCCGGTGGTCAAGTTGTAAGTGGAAGTAGAAAAGCCAAAATGGTGGTTGTGATGCAACAGCAAAGAGTTCCAAAAACGGTTCAATCATTGCTACTGGCATACTTCGGATATTCAATTGATGATGGCAATGCTATAAAGGCATATATGCAACAATACCAATTATCAGCAGATGATACAAAACTACTGATGTCGATGATTCAATAA